GACGAACCAGTCGGTGCTGTCGCGGGTGATCAGGGCCCTGTTGAACAGCCCCTCCAGCACCTTGGTGCGGGCACCGCCTTTGATGTTGTCGGGGAACCACTCGATCTTGCCGCCGGTGTGTTCGATGGCGTAGGCGAGGATGGCGTGCTGGGCAGGGGTCAGTTGGATGGTGGTCATTTGATGCTCCTTCGTGGTGGTTGATGGTGTGGTCATGAACGCGCTGTTCGCAGTCGAAGCCAAGCGTTTTCCGCTTCTTTCTCAGTCCGGCTTTGCGGCCTGACGGCCAGCCTCGTAAGCGGCCAGCAGGGCGCTCTTGACGCCCCAGACGCTGACCTCGTGGAAGTCCATCCGGTCGCTGTTGCGGGTTTCCAGGGTTTCGATGAACAGGTGGTCCAGCGCGATCTGCTGAAGCAGGGTTTCGAGGGCTTTGTCGGCTTGCTTGCTCATGTGCTTCTCCTTGCGACGTCGTTGATGGTGATGGCATGAACGCGCTGTTCCGGAGAGAAGCCAAGCTGAATCTGATCGGGGGCCGCACCAATGCTTGATGGAGATCATGGGACTGTCGATTCGCGCCTACGCCCGGCACCGAGGCGTGTCGGACACCGCCGTGCACAAGGCTATTCGTGCCGGGCGGATCACGCCGGAGGCCGACGGCAGCATCGATCCGGACAAGGCCGACCGGGAGTGGGCGAAAAATTCCGACATGCCCAAGGAGGGCACTAAGCGCCGCGCTGAAACGGTCGCAGTCAAGGAGCATGCCGGCGAGCCGGTCGCTCCGGCATTGAATGCGGGCGGCACGTCGCTGCTGCAGGCCCGCACCGTCAACGAGGTGGTCAAGGCGCAGACGAACAAGGTGCGCCTGGCCCGCCTCAAGGGAGAACTGGTCGACCGGGCTCAGGCCATCGCCCACGTCTTCAAGCTCGCCCGGGCCGAACGGGACGCCTGGCTCAATTGGCCGGCGCGCGTCTCGGCGCAGATGGCGGCGAAACTCGGCGTCGACACTCACACCCTGCACGTCGCGCTGGAGACCGCCGTGCGGGAGCACCTGCAGGAACTGGGCGAGATGCGCCAGCGGGTGGACTGATGGAATCCGACAACACGCCGCGCCGCGGCTTGTGGCGGCGGAGACTTATGTGAGCGAAGCGAACGTTGGTCAAAGCCACTACGAGGGGGCGCTCGATATCGAGCGCGCCTGGCGCGAGGGGCTGATGCCCGACCCGCTCTTGACCGTCTCCGAGTGGGCTGACCGGCACCGCATGCTTTCCAGCAAGGCGTCCGCCGAGCCGGGCCGCTGGCGCACCAGCCGCACGCCGTATCTGAAGGCGATCATGGATTGCCTGTCGCCCATGTCGCCCGTCGAGCGTGTGGTGTTTATGAAGGCGGCGCAACTGGGCGCGACCGAGATGGGCAACAACTGGATCGGCTACGTGATCCACCACGCCCCCGGCCCGATGATGGCGGTCTCGCCCACGGTGGAGATGGCCAAGCGCAACTCCAAGCAGCGCATCGACCCGCTGATCGAGGAGTCGCCGGTGCTGGCCGAATTGATCGCGCCGGCCCGCAGCCGCGACGCCGGCAACACGATCCTGGCGAAGGAGTTTCGCGGCGGCGTGCTGGTGATGACGGGCGCGAATAGCGCCGTGGGCCTGCGCTCGATGCCGGTGCGCTACCTGTTCCTCGACGAGGTCGACGGCTACCCATCCGACGTCGATGGCGAGGGCGATGCGATTTCACTCGCCGAGGCGCGCACCCGCACCTTCGCCCGGCGCAAGATCTTCATCGTCTCGACGCCGACGATTGCCGGCGCCAGCAGCATCGAGCGCGAATACGAGGCCAGCGACCAGCGCCGCTATTTCCTGCCGTGCCCGCACTGCTCGCATCGGCAATGGCTGCGTTTCGAGCAGCTGCGCTGGGAGAAGGGGCGGCCGGAGACGGCGGCCTACGTGTGCGAGGCGTGCGACGAACCGATCCAAGAGAGCCACAAGACCTGGATGCTGGAGCACGGCGAATGGCGCGCAATGGCCCCCGAGAACTGCGGCAAGACGGCGGGCTTCCACCTGTCGTCCCTTTACAGCCCGGTGGGCTGGCGTAGCTGGCGGGAGATTGCCGCCGCTTGGGAGAGCGCAGTGAACAAGGAATCCGGATCGGCGGCGGCCATCAAGACCTTCAAGAACACCGAACTCGGCGAGACCTGGGTCGAGGAAGGCGAGGCGCCCGACTGGCAGCGACTGATCGAGCGGCGCGAGAACTATCCCCTCGGACGCATCCCGGCCGGCGGCCTGCTACTGGTGGGCGGGGCCGACGTGCAGAAGGATCGCATCGAGGCCTCCATCTGGGCCTTCGGGCGCGGCAAGGAGTCCTGGCTCGTCGAGCATCGCGTGCTGATGGGTGATACCGCCCGCGACGCGGTGTGGAAACGACTGGCCGAGCTGATCGCCGAGACCTGGACGCACGCTTCCGGGGCGCAGTTGCCACTCGCCAGGTTTGCCCTGGATACCGGCTTCGCCACACAGGAGGCCTACAGCTTCGTGCGGCTGGCCCGCGATCCCCGCCTGATGGCCGTCAAGGGCGTGAGAAGTGGAACGATGGGGGGCGCGGCCTTGATCGGCACGCCGACGGCGGTCGATCTTTCCCGGGGCGGCAAGAAGCTGCGCCGGGGCATCAAGGTGTTCTCGGTCGCCGCCGGCATCGCCAAGCTGGAGTTCTACAACAACCTGAGGAAGAGCGCGGACGTGGCCGACGACGGCGTCACGATCCGTTACCCCGCCGGCTTTGTGCATCTACCCAGGGTCGATGCCGAGTTCGTCCAGCAGCTCTGCGCCGAGCAGCTCGTCACCCGGCGCGATCGCAACGGCTTCGCTATCCGGGAGTGGCAGAAGATGCGCGAGCGCAACGAGGCGCTCGACTGCTACGTGTATGCCCGCGCGGCGGCGAGTGCCGCCGGCCTCGACCGCTTCGAGGAGCGGCACTGGCGCGAACTGGAACGACAGCTCGGGCTGCCGCCGCCTACCGACGCGGACACAACGAGCGGTTCGATCAACGAGGCCACCCAGCGAGGTGGCCTTGCTGCTTCTGGAGCCCCGAGAACGAGCCGGCGCGTGATCAAGAGCCGCTGGCTTTCCTGAAACCTGAAGGAGATGTTTCCCATGAGTCTGCAAACCCAACTCAACAGCTTCGTCCTGCGCGTCGCCGAGGAATTCAACACCGTCAAGGGCCGCACCGGTACCCTGACCAATCTGACCACGACGGACAAGTCGAGCCTGGTGGCGGCGATCAACGAACTGAAGGCCGCCATCCTGACGGCGGCGGCCATCGACGATGCCACCGTCACCACGACCAGCACCTACTCGTCGTCGAAGATCGTCTCGGTGCTCGACGCCCTCAAGGCCGACATCCTGGGCGGTGCCGACCCCGCCTACGACACCCTGCTCGAACTCCAGCAGGCGCTGCAGAACGACCAGACCGGCATCGCCGCGCTCACCGCCGCCATCGACAAGCGCGTGCGCTTCGATGCGGCGCAGACGCTGACCGTCCCGGAGCAGCAGCAGGCGCGCAGCAACATCGGCGCGGTCGCCGCCGCCGACGTCGGCGACACCAACACCGACTTCGTGGCGATCTTCAACGCGGCACTGGTGTAAGCGATGAGCCTCGTCGCGCAACTCTCCGCGCTCGCCGCCCGCATCGGCACCGAGATCAAGGGACTGATCCGTCCCGACCATCCGGGGCTGGCCCGGGCCTGGGCGAATTTCGGCTACGTCGGCGGCGCGGTCGATCTGCGAGCCGCGCACAACGTGGCGTCCGTATCACGCCTCGCCGCCGGCCGCTACCGCATCACCTTCGCCACGCCCTTCGCCGACGCGGATTACTGCTGGGTCGCCACCGGCAGGAGCAACGTCTCGACCGGCACGATCAGGTTCGCCGCCGCTCGCTCCACCACCGACGGCAAGACGACCACGACGCTCGACATCGTGTGCATCACCAGCGCCGGTTCGCTTGCCGACACCACGGAAATCAACCTGGTGGTCTATCGATGAGCACGCCGACCTACACAGAGGCCCAATTGCAGGCCCTGCGCGATGCCCTGGCCCGTGGCGAGAAGCGCGTGAGCTTCGGCGACAAGACGGTCGAGTACCGCACCGTCGAGGAACTCAAAGCCGCCATCGCCGAGGTCGAGGCCGCGATGCACAAGGATGCCGTGGCCACGGGTCTCTATCCGCGTGCGCCGCGCCAGATCCGGGTGACGACCGGGAAGGGTTTCTGATGGGCTGGTTCGGAATCATCAGACGCCGGCTCTTCGGCGGCACGCCCACCTACGACGGTGCAGGCCTCGGCCGGCGCACGCTCGCCTGGACGGTGGCCAACCCCGGCGCCGTGGCGGCGCTCGCCTACACGCAGGAACAACTGCGTGCCAAGAGCCGCGACCTCGCGCGCCGCAACGCCTGGGCCGCCGCCGGCATCGAGGCCTTCGTGGCCAACGCCATCGGCACCGGCATCAAGCCGCAGAGCATGGTGGACGACGCGGCCCAGCGCGAAGCCATCCAGCGCCTGTGGTGGGACTGGTGCGAGGGCGCCGATGCGGCCGGACTCACCGATTTCTACGGCCTGCAGGCGCTCGCCTGCCGGGCCATGCTGGAGGGCGGCGAGGCGATCGTGCGTCTGCGCTGGCGGCGTCCCGAGGATGGGCTGCCTGTAGCGCTTCAAATTCAAGTGCTGGAGGCCGAGCATCTGCCGCTGGCGATGAACCGGGAATTGCCTTCCGGCAACCTCGTCCGTGCCGGCATCGAGTTCGACCGGCTGGGACGCCGGGTCGCCTACCACCTCTACCGCTCCCATCCGAACGACGGCAGCCTCGCCCCGATGTCCGGCGCCGGCGGCATCGATACGGTGCGGGTGGATGCCTCCGAGGTGATCCATCTCTTCCGGCCGCTGCGCCCGGGGCAGATACGCGGCGAGCCCTGGTTGGCTCGTGCGCTGGTGAAACTGAACGAGCTCGACCAGTACGACGACGCCGAACTGGTGCGCAAGAAGACCGCCGCGATGTTCGCCGGCTTCATCACGCGCTTGGCCCCTGAAGACAACCTGATGGGCGAAGGGCTATCGGACGCCAATGGCGTGGCGCTGGCCGGCCTCGAACCCGGCACGCTGCAGATCCTGGAGCCGGGCGAGGACATCAAGTTCTCGGCGCCGGCCGACGTCGGCTCCTCCTACGCCGAATTCATGCGCCAGCAGTTCCGGGCGGTGGCGGCCGCCATGGGCATCACCTACGAGATGCTCACGGGCGATCTCACCCAGGTGAACTACTCGTCGATCCGGGCGGGGCTGCTGGAGTTCCGCCGCCGCTGCGAGGCGATCCAGCACGGCGTGATCGTCCATCAGCTCTGCCGCCCCATCTGGCGGGCCTGGATGGACCAGGCGGTGCTCGAAGGTGCGCTGACCTTGCTCGGCTACGGCCGCCGTCGGCGCGAGTACCAGGCCGCCAAGTGGATCCCCCAGGGCTGGCAGTGGGTCGATCCGCAGAAGGAGTTCAACGCCCTGAAGCTCGCCATCCGCGCCGGGCTCATGAGCCGCTCGGAGGCGATCTCGGCCTACGGCTACGACGCCGAGGACGTCGACAGGGAGATCGCGACCGACAACGCTCGTGCCGATGCGCTCGGATTGGTTTTTGATTCGGATCCGCGCCACGACACAGGGGGACCCGCTGAAACCGCACAGTCCCAGGATGCGGAGTCAGCGGATGCGGCTACGAGCGCTTGAGATCCCGATAGAAGTTTTCGTGAGGCCCGACAGCCTCGAGATAGACGAGGCGAACACCTTCATCGACGGTATAGCCGAGGAGGTAGAGCTGATTCTGGCTGCGGAACTTGTAGACAAACAGATCGGCCAGGTCGCCTTTCTTGCGTTCCCCTACGGTGGGATCGGCCGCTACGACCTCCGTGGCGGCATCGACATCGGCGGCGACGTTGTCGTGGAGCTTCTTGTAGGCGCGGGCGAAGCGGCGGGTCTGCTTGAGGGCGTAGTTCATCGACGCCGGCTTCTGGGCACGAAGGGCGTGGCGTCCTCACGAGGTTCGGCCATCGATGCCAGGGATTCGGCGATGAAACTGACCGGCAGATCGGGGTTGTCCAGGGCGGCACGTCCGATCTTGGCCCAGTACTCGACCTGACCGGCAATGGTCCGATGCTCGGCCAGCGCCTCAACGCGAGCTTGGTCATAGAGCTTCTGGTCGATGCGGATGGAGGTCGAAGTCGTCATGGCGTCACCTGTCTATTCAAGCGGAAACAGCTTACCACAATTGTAGTAACCCCTCCACAGGAGTTCAACCCATGCTGCCCCACCTCGCCTCCCGCATCTTCGGGACGCCGCTGCTCGTCCATCGCGCCAAGCTCGACGTGATCCTGGCCGCGATCGGCCATCGGCTCGACATCCAGACGCCGGCTATCGAACTTGCCGTACCGCCGCCACGCAGCACGCCTCTTTCGATGCCTGGCATTGCCGTGATTCCGATCCACGGCACCCTGGTGAAGCGCACCCTGGGGTTGGAGGCGGCATCGGGTCTCACGAGCTACCAGGACATCGGCGCGATGCTCGATGCGGCGCTGGCCGATCCGAGTGTCACCGGCATCCTGCTCGATGTCGATTCGCCGGGCGGCGAGGCCTCCGGCAGCTTCGAACTCGCTCGCCGCGTGCGCGAGGCGGCCGGCATCAAGCCCGTGTGGGCCGTGGCCAACGACGCCGCCTTTTCGGCCGCGTACGCCATCGCATCTGCCGCCGAACGCCTCGTCGTCACCGAGACCGGCGGTGTCGGCTCGATCGGCGTCATCGCGCTGCACATCGACCAGTCGGTGAAGGATGCCAACGAGGGCTACCGCTACACCGCCATCACGGCGGGCCGGCACAAGAACGACTTCTCGCCGCACGAGCCGCTCACCGACACCGCGAAGGCCGAACTCCAGTCCGAGGTCGACCGCCTCTACGACCTCTTCGTCGGCTTTGTTGCCGCCATGCGCGGGCTGCCGGAGACGGCGGTGCGCGCGACGGAAGCCGCCCTCTACTTCGGCCCGAACGCTGTTGCATCGGGTCTCGCCGACGCCGTCGGCACGCTCGAGGCGACGCTTTCCGAATTCTCGACTTTCCTCAGCTCCCGAAGCCGCAAGCCGCCTCAGGCTCGGGCAGGCACTCGAACCGAGGCGGCGCTCCCAACCAAGGAGGAATCCATGCAAGCAGAAAACGAACTGCCCGAAACGATCGGCGTGGATGAGGCGGCCGCTCAGTTGGCTGCGCGGGTCGCCGAAGCCCGCCGTGAAGTCGCCCAATCCGCCCAGGCGATCGCCGAGCTGTGCCTGATCGCCGGCTGCCCCGAGAAGGCCGCCGAGTTCATCGCCGGAGGCCACACCGAGGCCGATGTGCGCCGGGTGCTGGTCGAGGCCAAGGCCGCGCGGACGGACGCCACGCCCATCCATTCCACCATCACGCCGGAAGCCGGTACCGACGCCCCCGAGCGCCCCGAGGCCTCGCCCGTGGTCGCCGCCGTCAAGAAACTCATCAACAAGGAGTAAAGCATGCCATCTATCACCCAGAGCAAGAATCTCGGCGACCTCTTGAAGTACGAGGCGCCGAATCTTTATTCCCGCGAGGCCGTGACGGTCGCCGCCGGTCAGAACCTGCAACTCGGCACCGTCCTCGGCAAAAAAACCGCCGACGGCAAGCTGTATGCCCTGGCGCCGAGTGCGACCGACGGCACCGAGGTTGCGGCTGCCGTGCTCGCTGCCGACACCGACGCGACGCTGATCGATCGCGACGACGCCTTCGCCATCCTGCGCCACGCCATCGTCGCGCGCAGCGCGCTCATCTGGCCGGCCGGCATCACCGCCCCGCAGAAGGCGGCGGCCGAAGCGCAGCTCGTCGCCCTCGGCATCCTGGTGCGCGACGCAGCGTAAGCAGCCCCTCTCATCCCCCCGAAAACCCGCCACTCGGCGGGTTTCCTACTTCTGGAGACCCGAAATGCAGAATCCCTTCGACAACCCCGGCTTCTCGATGGCGAGCCTCACCACGGCCATCAACCTCGTTCCCAACCGTTACGGCCGCATCGAGCAGCTGGGCCTCTTCCCGGCCAAGCCGGTGCGCACCCGGCAGATCATCGTCGAGGAGTACGCCGGGCGGCTGAACCTCCTGCCGACCAAACCGCCTGGCTCGCCGGGCACCGTGGGGGAGCGCGGCTCCCGCAAGCTGCGCTCCTTCGTCATCCCCCACATCCCGCACGACGACGTGGTGCTGCCCGAGGAAGTGCAGGGCATCCGCGCCTTCGGCTCGGAGACGGAGATGGAAGCGATCTCCGGCGTGATGGCGCGGCATCTGGAAACCATGCGGAACAAACATGCCATCACCTTGGAGCACCTGCGCATGGGGGCGCTCAAGGGCCAGATCCTGGACGCCGACGGCAGCACGATCTACGACCTCTACACCGAGTTCGGTCTATCCCAGACGTCGATCAACTTCGATCTCGCCAACGCCAACAGCGACGTCAAGGGCCACTGCTACGACGTGCTCGCCGAAATCGAGGACAACCTCAAGGGCGAGTTCATGACCGGTGTGCACGTGCTCTGCTCGCCCGACTTCTTCCGGGCGCTCACCACCCACAAGACGGTCAAGGAGGCCTACGCCAACTGGCAGCAGGGGGCGATCCTGATCAACGACGTGCGCGCGGGCTTCACCTTCGCCGGCATCACCTTCGAGGAGTATCGCGGCCAGGCGAGCGACATCAACGGTACGGTGCGCAAGTTCATCGCCCCGGGCGAGGCCCATGCCTTCCCGCTCGGTACGGTCGACACCTTCGCCACCTACTTCGCGCCGGCGGACTTCAACGAGACGGTGAACACCCTCGGCCAGCCGCTCTACGCCAAGCAGGAACCGCGCAAGTTCGAACGCGGCACGGATCTGCACACCCAGTCCAACCCGCTGCCGATGTGCCATCGCCCCGGCGTGCTGGTGAAGCTGACGAGCGCCTGATGGTAGGCGTGGCTGATCTGTATGACGCGGCCGCCCGCGCCGGGCTGCTCACCCCCGTCAAGTTCGGCGCACTGATCGTCGAGTGCGGTTTCCGGGCGCCCGACGAAACGGTGCTCGATGGCTTGTCGCTCTCCCGCGATTACGAGATCGAGTTTCCGACCGAGCGTCTTCTGCTCTCGGCCGGGGACACGGTCGAGATCCGCGGTATCACCTACCGCGTGCGGGAGGTGATGGCGTTGCGTGACGGAGCCGAGTGCCGGGCAAAGCTCGCGAGGCTTTCATGATCTCGGTACGCGAACGCATCGTGCGTGAAGTGCAGGCGCGTTGCCAGGCGGCGGTAGCACCCGTCACCGTGCTGCGCCAGCCGACCACGGCCATCCCTCGCGAGCAGACGCCGGCGCTCGTCGTGCTCATCGAGTCCGATGCCCCGGTGAAGCGCAGCAACGACCGCATGGAACGCGACCTCGTCGTGCGCCTCATCGGCCATGCCCGCGATCCGACCGACGGCCATGCCGTGGCCGACGACATCATCTGCCGAGCCCATGTGGCGCTATTCGCCGATCCCACCCTCGGCGGCCTGGCGCTGAATGTCGCCGAGATGGACGCCGACTACCAGGCGGAAGACGCCGACGTCGAGGCCATCGCCAGCCCGGCCATCTACCGCATCACCTACCGCACCCTCGTATCCGACATCTCTCAAGGAGGCTGACCATGCCCAAGCTGAAACTCAAGGTCACCCACACCCATGCCGGGGTGGCCTATCCCGCCGGCCACGTCATCGACGTGGACGAGCACGCCGCACGCTGGCTGATCGACCAACGCATCGCCGAACCTGCCACCCATCGCCCCGAGCCGGCATCGGACGCACCCGATGCCACGGCAAAGGCCGTCAAGACCACCAAGGAGTAATCCAGCATGTCCTACTACGCTTCCTTCCAGGGCCGTGTCTATCTCGGCGAACGCAACGCCAACGGCGAGCCGATCAATGTACGCACGCCAGGCAACGTTGCCGATCTATCGCTCGCCCTCAAGACCGACGTGATCGAACACTACGAGAGCCAGACCGGCCAGCGTGCCGTCGACCTGCGCCTCGTCAAGCAGAAATCCGCCACCGTCGCGCTCACCATCGAGGAATTCACCAAGGAGAACCTGTCGCTGGCACTCTATGGCAGCCATGTCACCGATGCCGGCGGCAGCGTCACCGACGAGCCCGTGGGTGGGGCCGCGCCCGTCATCGGCGACCGCTACTTCCTGGCGCACCCCAAGGTGTCGGCCCTGACCCTGGCGGACTCTGCCGCCACGCCAGCAACCCTGACAGCCGGCACGCACTACACGGCCGACGAGGATTTCGGTGCCCTCCAGTTTCTGGACATCACCGGCTTCACGTTGCCTCTCAAGGCGAGCTACACCTTCGGCGCGGTGACCGAGATCGGCATTTTTACACAGCCGCTGCCGGAGCGCTTCCTGCGCCTCGAAGGGGTGAACACCGCAGCCGGCAACGCCAAGGTGCTGATCGAGCTCTACCGCGTGGCGTTCGACCCGTTGAAGAAGTTCGACATCATCTCGAACGACCTCAACAAGTTCGAGCTGGAAGGCTCGTTGCTTGCCGATTCGACGAAACCCTACGACGCGGTGCTCGGCCAGTTCGGCCGCATCGTCCAGCTCGGGTGATCGCCATGACTGACGAGACCTTTGCCGCGCTGCCGCCCGTTGCCGAAACCGTGACCATTGGCGGCGAGGCACTCGACGTCACGCCCCTCAAGGTTGGGGAACTGCCGATATTCGCCCGTACCGTGCGCCCCATCGCTGGGAAGCTCAGCGCCGCCCCCGATTGGCTGCGACTGCTGGCCGAGGACGGCGAGACGGTGATCCTGGCACTGGCCATCGCCTGCCGCCGCCCCCCGGAGTGGGTGTCGGGCCTGGCTCTGGATGAGGCCATCCGGCTTGCCGAAGCGGTGTTCGGGGCCAATGCGGATTTTTTTATCCGCCGCGTGGTGCCGGAGATCACGCGGGTGAGCCAGCGGATCGGCACGGTGATCCCTGGTCAGACGCCATCGGCCGACTCCTCCGGGCCGGGCACCGTTACCCCGACATCCTGAACTACACGTTGGCGCAGGTGCGAGCCTTTCTCGCTGCCGCCGAGCTTGCCGAACGCGAGGAACTGGCCGTCCAGTTCGCGCTCCTCGTCACGGCGACGCGCGGCGGCGGGGCCGAGATCAAGTCGCTCGCTCGGGAGCTCAAGCCATGAAGCTGTCCCTCACCACCTCGGGTCTGCTCGACCCGAAGCGGCTCGACAGTTGGGTGCCGGACAAACGTCGGGCGATCCGCAAGGCGGTGGAAGCCGGGATGAAAGCCGCAGGCAAGGAGATCGCGCAGACCGCCCAGACGCGGATGCAGTCGGCCTTCAAGGTGCGCAAGGCCGGGTTCGTGAAATCGATGCGGTACAAGCTCTACGCCGGCAGTCCTGAGAAATTCCCGGCGCTCCTCATCGGTTCACGCATCCCCTGGCTGGGCATCCATGTGCGTGGCGGCAGCATCGGTGGTCGAATGCTGATCCCGCTCCTGCCTGAGCACCAGCGCATCGGCCGCAAGGCCTTCCGTCGCGTGATCGACGGCCTGATGCGCATGGGAAATGCCTTCTTCATCGAGAAGAACGGCCGCGTGATCCTGATGGCCGAGAACATCAAGGACAACACCAGCGAGTTGCGTCGCTTCAAGCGGGCCGAACGCGGCCGCACCGGCGCGAAGTCGATCAAGCGGGGTCAGGAGATTCCCATCGCCGTCCTGGTGCCGAGCGTGACCCTGCGCGGGCGCTTCGATCTGCCCGGCATCGTGCGCTCGCAAATGCCCAAGCTCTCCACCGCCATCCTGCAACAACTGAACGCACAAGGTTTGTAATCCGTGGCCTCTGACCGCGCCCAAATCCTTATCACCGCCATCGACCAGACGAAGCAGGCCTTCGCGTCTGTCAAAACCAACCTCGAGGGGCTGACGGGCGCGGCCTCGAAGGTCAACGGCGTACTGGCAGGGCTGGGCGCCGCGCTCTCCGTCGCCGGGCTGGTTGCCGCCGGCAACCACGCGCTGGAGACCGCCGACGAGCTGGCCAAGCTCTCGCAGAAGACCGGCCTCTCAGTCGAGTCGCTCTCGTTGCTGAAGCCGATTGCCGAGCAGGCCGGCACGAACCTGGAGGGACTGGCCAACGGGATCAAGAAGCTCTCGACCGCGATGGTCGAGGCGGCGGGCGGCTCGAAAGAACAGGCCGAGGTCTTCGCCCGCCTCGGTGTCTCGGTCAAGGATGCGGCAGGGCAACTGCGCCCGACCGAGGAGGTGCTGCTCGACCTGGCGGATGCCTTCGCCGCGATGCCTGACGGGGCCGAGAAGTCGGCGCTGGCCGTCAAGCTCTTCGGCAAGAGCGGCGTCGAGCTGATCCCCTTCCTGAACCAGGGCTGGGCAGGCATCGAGGAGCTCAAGCGGAAATTCAAGGAGCTTGGCCTCGAGATCAGCGGCGACACCGCGAAGGCCGCCGAGAAGTTCAACGACACCCTCGACACTGTCAAGCAGGCGCTGTCCGGCATCGCCATGAAGGTGGCCGAAGCTGCGCTGCCGGCCTTGCAGAAACTCGCCGACGCCCTGGTGACAGTGGCCAGCCACGGCGAGGAAATCATGACCGTCGCGCTCGTGCTGGGCGAAGCGCTGGTCGCCGTGCTCGCGGTGAAGGGCGTGGCCGCCGTCGCCAAGCTGATGGAGTCGGTCAATGTCCTGAAGGCAGTCTTCATGCGCTTCCTTCCGGTGCTCGCCGCCGTCGCCGTCTGGGAGATGGGGCGCGGCATCGTCAAGATGGTGCAGGACATCCGCGAAACCAATCGCGCCATCGAGGAGATGAATCGGCAGCGCCAGCAACTGGAACAGCTGACCGCCGCGATGGAGGAACTGGCCAATACCGGCATGCTCTCCGTCAAAACCCAGATGATGCTGGCGGCGCAGGCTGCCGAGCGACTCAAGGCCGCGCTGCCCAGTACGGCGGACGCTCTGCGCGCCATCCAGGGCGCAGCCACTCAGGCCGGCGAGGCGATCCGGCAGGCGCTCGATGCCGAAACCAAGAAGGCAGCCGAGACGGTCAAGCAACTGTCGGCCAGCTACAAACAGGTGGCCGCCGACATCAAGGCGATCTGGGATGTCCGTGTTGCCGAGATCGAGTCGAACTACAAGCGGCAGGAAGCGGCGGCGCAGAACGCAGCACGCTCCGAGGCCGCCGCGATCCGTGAATCGGCCCAGGCGCTGCTCGCCGCCGAGCGCGAAAAACTCGCGGCAGTGGAAGCCGGCGCCGGGCAAATGGAAGCGGCGTGGAAGACCACCTACGGCCAAGCCGTGGCATTGGCGCGGGCGGCGGGCCAGGATGTGCAGGCCGTCGAGCGGCAGGCGGTCGAGGCGCGCATCGCCATCTACAGCCAACTGGAGTCGGCCTACCGTGCCACCGTCGACCGGCTGATCGCCGAGGAACAGCGGCATCTGCAGGCGGCCAAGGCCGCCGATGAGGCGCGGCTCAATCTGCGGCTGTCGGTCGAGGATCGCATTCGGGAACTGACCCGCAAGGGGATGGACGAGTATGCGGCCTATCAGGATCGGCTGCGCCAGATCGACGAGAAGCAGGCGCAGGCCCGCGCAGCGCTTGCCGCCGGCAACTATGAGCAGGCCAGGAAGCTTGCCGAGGAAGCGATGCAGCTCGCAGAGCGCACCGCCTCGGCAGTCACTCGCCAGGTCGAGAGTAACGGCAAGACCGTGACCCAGACGGTGGTTTCCGAGGGTGAGGCCGCCAAGCGCGCCATCGAGCAGATCAAAGAGTCGGCCGATATCGCCGACACGGCGCTCAAGGGGTTGGGCGATGCCCACCGCAAGGCGGCACAGGAAGCAGGCACCGGGGCCGACGAGGCCAAGCGTGCGCTGCAATCCATCTCGGCAGAGGTCGAGAAGCTGCGCGTCGATCTCTTGAAAACCGACAAGCTCAAGCTCGAGCTCGACATCGAGGCCGCCCAAACCGGCATCGAGAAGCTCAAGGCGCTGACCGAGGCGCAACAGCTCGTCGCCAAGATCCAGGTCGACACCAAGGACGCCCAAGCCTCCCTGGAGAAACTCAAGTCCGACACGGACAACCTGCAACTGCTCGCCAAGGTCGAGGCCGACACCAGCCAGGTGCTGGCCGACATCGACCAGCTCAAAGGTACACTGGCCAGCGCCAACGTGGAAATCCCGGCGCTGGTGTCCTTCGACCAGCCCCGGAGCCAACTGGCTGCCTTCGCGCTGGATGCCAGGACCGTGCTGTCGGCCCCGACCTCGGCCACGCACACCGTGCAGCCCGACCTCAACCAGTACCGGGCGGCGGTGGCCGAACTGCTGCGCCCGACCTCCAGCACCCACACCATCTATGTGCAGAAGGTCTACCTGAACGCGATGGGCGGACTCATCGAGCGCTTCGCGGAAGGGGGACAAGCCATCGCAGCCGGTTTTCGGCGGATGACCGGGCGCATCATCGGGCCAGGGACCGAGACCTCGGACTCGGTGCCGGCGCTGCTCTCCCACGGTGAGTTCGTCATCCGGGCGGCTTCCGTGCGCAAGTTCGGCGAGGCCTTCTTCGCCTCGCTCAATGCCGGTTTCCTGCCACCGCTGCCGCGCTTCGCCGCCGGCGGGGCCGTGGGCAACGCGGTGAGCCAGGCGGCGATGATGGCCGGTGACAACGGCACGCCGGCCCGCGACGTGGTCGATCTGCGCTTCCATGTCGGCGGCAAGCCGCACACCGTGCAGTCCTCGCGCGAGACGGCCATGCAGCTGGCGCAGGCGCTGCGCGAACTCTCCAGGGGCGCGTGATGAGAGTGCCGTTGCGGGAACCTTTGCCGGATGATGTCACGCCACCCCCGGGCGGCCCGGTGAAGGCCAACCTCAAGCAGGGGCTGCCCATCGAGTTCTTCGCCTGCACCTGGGAGAGTGCGCAGGACGAGGTACGCCGGAGCCGCGAATGCGACTGGTGGATCTACGACTGGCCGGGCGTCGATTTCTACTGGCTATTCGGCAACGGCTACTGGTGGATGCAGCCACAGCCCGATCACAGTCCGCTGGCGCGCCGCTACTACGACCAGCTGACCAGCGATCTCAACGATGCCGTGAACCAGGCGTACGACCAGTGCGAGAGCCGCCACTACGCCACGCAGTCAGAGCCCAAGCCCGGCATGCGCCTCACCGTGTCCAGCCGTCTCGGCCGGGCCGGGGCGCGGCGCGGCGAAAACCGGCCTCGCGGCATCGAGGCGCGGCTGTCGGTGCCGTTCGCGGCCGGGACGACCTCGCCGCCGCCCGCATCGTGTCCGATGCTCCCGCGCGAACTCTTCAGCAAGCCGGTCGGCTTCGACTACGTGTTGCACGGCCCGGGCGGCGGCAACTTCCGCTGGGATTGGCGCGACCAGCAGGCCGTGACGCCTGACCCGTATTTCGAGCTCTACGGTCGCACCCTGCGCTTCACCGGCAGCGTCGGCTCACAGTTCCTGGGCAACCTCCACCTCATCATCGACCGGCTTGCCGATCTGTGGGTGCGCTTCGAGTCGCGGCCGATCCCGCCGGCCGTGGCGGATCGGGTCGATCCGGCCCAGCCGCTCAGCTATCAGGTGAGCCAAGGCGTCGGCTACTTCGGCATTGCCGCCGTGATCGAGGTCGTCCATCTGGAATCCGGGCAGATCTGGTACCAGAGCGTGCACGGCCCGAACTACTCGCCCGGGCAGATGACCGCCTACAACTGGTGGCCGAGCGGCTGGGAGCAGATGTCGATGGATGCCAATGGCATCATCCGACACCATGGCGTCGACTGGTCCATCCCGATCCATGCCATCGATCCGGCCAATGCCGGTCTGCCGGCGACCGGTACCTACCGGATGCAAGTCATCCTGCTGGCTTACGGCTACCAGACCTTCAATCGCTC